TCGACGTCTACCCCAGCAAGACAGTAGCCGAGGCTCAAGCGGCACAATTGAATGATGGGTACATCGTTGAATATGGCTCTCACAAGCTCGGCTCAGATGACTTTATCGGCGGGCTTACACCGCCGGAATGAGTCCCGGGGCAGAGGACGCCCGGAAGCCAATCCGACCAGGCCCGGAGACAAGTTGTGCTGTCAGCCCGGGCTTCCCTTTGTAGCCACGGCGGTAGCCATCCTTGCTCTGACATTTGCCGGAAAACTTCATACGATCAATCTCAATACCTCCATCCAGAATGACGACCTCGGCTTCAGCACCGCAAATGCCGCCATCGGTCACAGTGAAGAGGTCGTGAATGTTCAGGATGTAGCGTTGTGTGGTTTGCATGCCCTTCTCCTGCGGCCATGCCGCGTCATTTTGGCTGTCTTGAGTCTTTGTGCCTGAGTATTAGGCGTGTTCGGTCATGCCATGGTCCGCCGTAGACGATGATCTCGGACGGCCTGCCGTATAGGTGGTGCAGCAGGAATGGGCCAGGGCCGAAGGTGCTCGACTCTTCCCCTGGCAGCGCTGGATCGTTGCCCAAATAGATCCCCGCATGATTCGGGTGAGCCGTCCGGCCGACCTGCATAACGATCAGATCCCCTCGCTGTGGCCGGTCGACACGTACAAAACCGGCGGCCTCGTAGTTCGCCTCGTACAGACTGGCGTTCTCTGCACTCTCCCACCAGCCATCGACGCGCTGGAATGCTTCGAACTGGGGGAAGCCTGACAAAAATGGTAAGCGCGAGCCTATGGGCGCCCGCACCTCGTACATGCGTGAGCTGTGCTTCGAGCGGCTGGCAAAGAAGTCCAAGCACAACGTCAGCAGCGCCTCTTTAAAGTGGGGTCACACCGAAGAACAAAAGGCTCAAGACGCCTACGAGATACTGACGGGCAACATCGTCATACCGTCAGAGTTCATCGTCCACCCGAAGTACGACTGGCTTGGATGTTCGCCAGACGGCCTTATCAACGATGACGGGGGCACCGAATCGAAGTGCCCCTTCAACGAAGCGATACACGTCAGAACTTGGCTCGAGGGCATGCCCGAGGAACACATGCCGCAGGTCCAAGGCTGCATGTTCGTTACGGGTCGAAAATGGTGGGACTTCCTGTCCTTTGATTCTCGCCAAGATGAAGAGTGTCAGCTCTATATCGAGACGATTTACCGCGACGAAGACTATATCGCCAACCTGCACAAAGAGCTGGTCCAGTTCAACTTGGAACTGAATCGCATGGTTGATGAGGTGGCAGACAAGGCTCGGGCGCAAGCCCATCGCCTAGGAGCCTGATAATGATCAGCAACCTAAAATCAGACATCGAATTTCGGCGTGCGAAAGCCCTGGAGCTTTCCTTTCAGGTCCAGCAACACCTGGCAGCAGGTGGGAAATACACCATCGGTAAAAGCCCGGTGATTAATCCAGATCCCGCCAAGCGTTCGGAAAAGATTGACCCCGAAACCATCCTGAAGCGCCGCAAGCCCCCTATTTCAAGGGCCGAGCGTAATGCGCTGCGCAAACTCGCGGAGGCATTATGAGCAAGCGCAAGGCACACAACCTCCAGGCGCGCATCGCCCGGTCGTGCCGCTCACTGCTGGCCACCAATCATGTCGCGGTGGTGAACATCGACCCCAGCGGTCGCCAGGGCATGATCAATTACAAATCGCTGAAAAACATCGCGCCCGGGAAGATTGGCCAGGCCGTCTGCGGTATCCCCCACCGGTGGACGATCTACCTCAGCGCGCTCTGCATCGACGCCCGCGGTGACCGGTACAGCAAGTCAGTGGAGGTAGCGCCCGATGGCGTCTACCTCTCCGACCACCTGGAAGACGTGATCGAGCATTGCTACAAGAAGCTGCGAGACGAGGCCAACCAAAGCCAGATGGTAGCTTCGGGCTGGATCGCCATCCCCGAAGCGATTTCGCTGGACGAGGCGCACGCCGCGCGAATCTTCGAAGCGGTCGGGGCCTGGCGCCAGGTGAAGGTCGATTCATGCGCCGCATAGCCCGCATCCAGCAACGCAAACGTCAAACCTGGCTAGCACTGCCGGCCAGCGGAATAGAAGAGGTAGGCCATGGCGGTGACCCAGGAAGAACGAACAGCCAGGCTGGCCGAGAAGCGGCAGGAGCTGGGCGAGCAGGCGATGCGGCATACGACGCCTTGCGGCACCCGACAGATGCTCGACGAGTTGATGCTCTGGCGTGAGATCAAGGAGGTCGGCGAGGCAGTGCAACTGCTGGTGCGCAATGCCAAGGCAGAAGATCTGCCGCCAGCAGCACCCAAGGTAAAAGGGCCGTCCGACATAATCCGTCACTACTTCCGCCAGGGAATGCGTGACCGGCTGGCAGAGCTCACCGCGGAACTGGGCGAGACAAAAGACCGAACAACCATCTGGCGACTGATCGCATATGCCCACTCGTTGGGTGCGGAGAATTCCGCCCCTCTATTCGAAATTAAGCCCCACGTTTACAGGATAACTGAAAACGTGGCGCGCAAATTACGGCAAGCAGGTTTCGCCGAATCGCTCCAAATGAACGCCGACGACGACGGCGACGAATAACCCACCCTACTCGCTGCATCCGGTAACGCGGATGGCGGCGCCTGACTGGAGATAATCCATGAGCAACTACATGTACAAGACGACCGCCCCTGCCGTGGTCGCAGCCGTCATCGCCTGGGATGCCAAGCGCTCAGCCTGGAATACACAGCGCGCCAAGCTGGGCCAGGTGTTCGGCGGAGAAACATCTCCGATGCGCTCGGGCAGCCGCAGTTATGTCGGCGGAGTGAAACTCAGTGCAAGCCGGGATCTTGACGTGCATTGGTGTCGCCCCGACCAGTACGGCTACCGCGCGCTTCGCTCCAGCGCCAAGCACGCGAAAGGGGCGCCAAAAGAAGCGCGCGCCGCTCAGGTCGTCGAGCATGAGCGCCTGTCGGCACTTTGGAAGGAGCATTGCCCGGCCAGTATCGACATGGACGATGCCTGGAAGGCGATCGGCCTGAACCCGGGCGCACTGTGGATGTGCGGCGGTGTGTTCTTCGAGCTGGATGGAATCGTGTACCTGAATCTCGGCCTCCGACTTGAGGATGGAAACGAGAACATCGAGGGCGCCGCCGAGATCCTCGGCAGCGAGTTTGAAGCGGCTCGCCAGACTGTCCTGGGACAACTCAAGGCGGCGTAGTTACTCGGGAAAAACTTCAGCAGTAGGCAATACACCTGCAACGGCCTGACACTTCAAATCAGCGCAGATAATCATACTAATCGGTTGGGAGGTTCGGGCTACATAGCGGTTATAAACGGCTGCGAATTCGATGCCCCCGCACTTTGGGCAGGTTGGCTTGAATTCGTCGTGCTGCATTTCTTCGATACCCATCTGCTTCTCTCCTTGATCCGGCTCC